CTGCCCCGTACCCACGCCCCTAATGAACGCCTCTTGCAGTGGCATGGACCCCTTATAAAACCCTATATATCCATCAGGGGCAAATACCTTATATCCTTCTTTAAGGTCACTGGCCTTATCGAGCGGCACAGCAAACTTGTCCTTTATGGCATTAATTAGAGTCTCGTTCTGCAAGAACTTCTCCACCTGCGCTTGATGTACTGCAAAGGCAGAAGCTGGATCCTTCTCAATAAATCCAAAGGCTCCAGATCGACCTTTCATGAATCCGGGCTTAAATCTTTGTAGGAATCTAGTGGGCAAGAAGTCAGATAATTTTAATTTATCCGGAAATATAGATGGAAAATAAATCGGATCCGGAGCGGTAGCTTCAGCTATCTCGCGGGCCAGGGCGGATGGTTTGCCTCGACGTCTACCAATAAAATCCTGTATGGCTCGTTCTTGTACCCGTACCCTGGCCTCTGCGAAATCATCGGTGACACTTTTCACTTTAGCCATTGCTGCCATATCACCACGACTAGCTAACCTATAATCGTCCTGCGTAAGTAGGCCCCCACTGATGATCAGTGGCTGGTAGGCCACGCGTTTGACCGTTTCATCGGTTAGACCAAATTTCTGTTGCTCATCCAGGACGTTCGCCTTATACCAGTCATAGACCTCTTTGAATTTAGGTGATTGCATACGAGGCATGGCGCGTCCCTGTATGATCGGTATGAAGTCTCTTTGATCGGCCTCAGGTAGAGACTTAAATTTATCCTGGGCTTCCTTCATGAGTAGATTTCGACGCATATAAAATTCAGATTGTGCTCTCTGTCCAACCTGCTCGGCAACGCGACCAGCGCGGGCTTCAGGTGTAAGTAGGGCTGGCGGTGCAATGGGCTTTAGTAATGGAGAGTTGGACACTAAACTCTGTATGGCTTCATTGGCAGCAACCTTATCGAATGGCTTCTCAAGACCAAACTTAACCAGTGGGTTCTCTGAAAATCTACGTGGGATCTCTCCACGTGGGGCCACGGGAAGACCTTTCCTTTGCGTCGAGAGCGCCTCTTCTATACCCCTGGCTATCGCGGGCTTCCCGGCAACCTGGGCGGCCTTCCCGGTCAAACGAAGGCCCGTCCTTGCGGCCTGTCCGACCAGCGACCCAGCAGCCGTCCAATCTATGAACGTAAAGAGCGGATGCTCATGGAATTTGGATATGGCTGTCTTAAGCCTTGGGACCTGCGTTTTGTTGATCTCTTTATCTATGCCAAACGACCTACCTATGTCTTTGCCGACTTCTTTGGCGAATCCACCAATAATCTTACGGCCTTCAGGCTCAAGCGAGGTAGATATCTGCCCAGGTAGGGCTTTTATACGTTCGGCAAGTGGAGACCTTACTACTTGGCCGACCTGTGCGGGAGACGGTGGGCCAAGAACGCTACTTATGGCGGCTGGACCGAGTGAGGTAGTTACATCACGTGCTAGTTTTCCACCTTCAACCAGTCCCTGGCCAAGTAACTGTGAAGTACCAGTGGTGATATCGGTAACATCACGGAACAAGTTTTGCAGTATGTTACGTCTTTCTGGCGCTATCTCATCACCCATAAAGGCGCGACGTGTGAAATCGATGGCCCGCCCAACCCGACCTGGGCGGGCTTGCGGAGGCTGAGGAGCGGCAACCTGCGCTCTGACCCTCTCGTATCTGTCGGGGTCGAACCCACCAGCAGTAGCGGGTGTGAGGGACTTCTTAATTTGCTCGTATCTCGCTGGGTCGAATGGCATTTATTTACTGGCCTCTTCTATAGCTAATTGCGCGTCTACTTGAATATCCGTAAGTGCTGGGTTCGCGGCTTTAATTGCGTTCCACCTAGCCTCAAGCCCACCCGTGCCGGTAGCCGCCGGTCTACTAGGCGCGGTAGGAGTGGGAGGCGCGGCTTCAGATTTCTTAGCGCGAGAACCGGTGAGCACTTTAACTCCTCTTTGCTGCAACCGATTGATCGCTGCGAGAGCCTGTGACTCTAATTGTGACTTAATGGTATCACCCAATAGGTCAAATTCCGGATCCAGCATAAAGCCCAAGAGATCTGAATCCGCACGTAGGGCAAGCGCCTCTTCACGCGTTAACTGGCCGCGTTCAAGCCTTTTCTCAACTGCTGCACGCCAATCACCTATGCTCTTCTTATTGGCTATGTCCTTTTGACGAAGTAAGATATTGGCCGTTTGGGCAGGAACTTCTTTGGCACCTGACCTAATACTGAATTCACCAGTCTTCTCATCAAACTCAAGCATAGACCCTGGAGTACGACTTATACCTGAAGCACCTAATAGATCACGCGTGGTGGGTTCTCCAAGTGCCCTACTCAACCTCATGATGTCGCCCACTGGACGAGACGCCAACGGTTGTAAGGCTGCCGGTGCGGTTGGGAACGCAAGCGGCGGCGTAGGTGCGGTCATAACGCCACCACGCCCGGTCACAGGAGAAGCGATCGGCACAGTTGGACCAATGTTCGGTGGGCCTTGAATGGGTCCCGGTGTAGGCACAGATGGTGCTACGCCTGGGAACCCCAACACCTGACCAATCGGCTGCTGTCTAAACTGTTGCTGTCCACGCCTAGCTATGAGCGCGGCTATTAATTGACCGATACCTTGACCGGCACCGAAAGCTGGACTAAATTCTGCCATGATACTCCTCCATTATCGTAATAAAGCTCCAGCAGCACCCTGCGCACCGCCCTGGACGCCACCAAGTAATAACTGCTCCCAAAATGACAGCGGCGCAAATTGCTGCTGCGCAAATTGGAATCCAGGCTGTGACGCAAGGATCTGCATGGCTAATTGGGTATTACCCGTAGATTCTTGCAATCGACGCAAGAAATCCTGATACCTAGCATTAAGATCTTGCTGCTCGATCTGTCTCGGTAGGGCGTTAGCGCCCAAGGCCCTAAATAGTAAATCAGACTGGAATTGGTCCATACCTGGGAGGATTGATCCTAACGTTTGTATCTGCTCGGCTAAGCCCTGTTGATAGTTTGCCCCCAGGATGCTGGATATCTGTCCGGTTAGATCGCCGGATGCCCTACGTGTGGCTTCTACAGCCTCTTCACTACGTCCAGACCCCGTACCCACGCCAGATCTGGCAAATGCGGCATCCAACGTGTTTAGATTCCTGCCTAGACCCTCATTGGATAGTTGAGTTAGAAAGTCTATATTGCCTCTCAAAAATGGATTGGACTCCGGTCTTAACCTGCTACCCGATAATATGTCAGATATGAGTGTATTACGCTCAGCGCCAAATGGCAACTGAGCGCCACCGTCTCCGCCAACGGCCATACGGTTTATGGCTGCTAGGATATCTGATTCGCCACCACTCAGTCCAGCCGTAAATTGACCGGTAAATGGAGTGGCCTCTCTTCCTACCAGGGTTCTAGCGTATGACCCTAAATCAGACGACAACCCCCGGAACTCCGGTCGTAGCGGGTCCAATTGCTGCGGCTGGACTGTCTTTGGCTTTCCCATGGCTTATCTCCTTCTCATATACTGTAGTTATTCTCTTCCATCCGTGCTTCATCAGAAGCCGGTCAAAAGGTTGTTCACTTCTTTGCGTCTGCGCAAAAATTGATTTCATATCATTGTCTTCAGCCCATATGCTTAGTCGTCTCATGCCTTCAGTAATTACGATATTGGACTCCTTCTTACTAAGGTTCTCGTCGACGACACCTATGTGTATCATGCCACCTTTTTTTACATCATCATGCGTAATCGCGTGAGCCGTCATTAGACCCACTCCAGTGCCGTCCTTCTCGGCCAACAATATAAACATTGACTTACTATGAGATGCCAAACCCATTATGTTCATAATGGCATCTACGCTATACTTTTCATCTTCCCCGGCACCTTTAGAATCCATGTACTTATTAACCAGCATCCTTATCGTTGGTGACTTATCTATGAAGTCTGCACCACCTACGTTAATGAAGCTTAACCCATGCATCTGCTGTTCTGACATACGCTCCCTCTCCTCCGCCAGGATCCCATGACGTACCATCTGCATACACTATCATTCCATCGAACGGATCCCCTGGCTCGTTCTCCAAAATGTCGAGGTGTAAAATGGACTGCTTACCTGCATTTTGCAATAAGGTCACATCACGCATGAATGCCAAAAGGCTACCAATGAGTTCACGCAAGAACACAAGCAAAATAGGCTGTAAGATGGTCGGTGGCTGTGGTAATTGCCTATCCTGCAACTTTGACATCTATTCCCCCAAAATTACAATCCTTGCATGGAACGCCAGCAACGACATCTTGTATGACCTTATGGCAACACTGGCACTCACCAGTAAGTGGTATCTTAAGAAGCGCACCACGGTCAAGGATGCCTACTTTGCATCTAAGGCATTTACAATACGGCTTGTGTCCGTCTATGCCGACCTTAGTAGAATCCACGTATTAGATACTCCCCACCATATGACGTAAGTTTCCATGGACGATCCGTGCCATTGGTTCTAAACCGTATAAACAAGTATCTGCCAGCTACATCGATCGTCACCCACGGGTTACCTTCTAAATTACATGAAATGTTCTTAAATGCAGACCAAACCAGCGTGGCGTTTGGATTATTGGTGGTCAAGTATGAAACTTCAAGGCTATGCTCGCCAGTCTGTATAAGATCTACCAGTATGCGTAGAAATCTCTTAATGCGCTCAGGACGGCCTAGGTGGATGGCTGGTGATACTACATAACTACTATGGGTCAGCCCGTCCTGGCTAAATCCCACGCCGTAATCATGAACATACCCGTTAACGTCTCCACCTAGGTGCAGTGGCGCATTTTCCGAGAATCTCGAATCGTCCCACCTAGTAAGATCTGAGTCCCAAGATTCCGGGTCTGAGTCCCAAGATTCAGTGGACGTTGTACGTCTAAACGGCCCCATGGTCAAAAACGGCATATCTCTAAATGCCCAAGCTCCAGTCATGTAATTTATGACCAAAGCACGGTTTGGGGTAGTGCTGCCCCCCGACGGATACGCAAATATAACTTCATTCTCCTCATAAATCGTATGCGCCCATATTAAATGCTGTGTAAGCGGATTAAGCTCACTTATGAACGTATCAAATATGGCATCGCCGACCGGTTTGATCGACAATCCATTAAATATATAAATGTTATCTTGCCCTATAAATATGTGCTCATTAATAATGTCAGTGACCGCGCCAGGAGCTATGAGTCCGATGCCCGATACGACGAGCCTACGGCTCCAGACTGTTGGCGGGCCAACGTACTGCGCAATATGGATGGACCTCTCCTTATATAGAGCTAGGAAGTCGCCACCCAGGCGTTTTGAAGTTTGAAGTTTGTCCGGTCCATCTGTAATGTCTGCGTATCCAGCCTGTCCGTATGTACCAACATTATTCCATCCCTCTGCGTTATCGAATCTAGACCAACGCCATCTAAGCGGTTTGCGTGTGGCGTCCTCAATTGGGGCCACCACGTGCATAAATCCAGAAAAGGATGTTATGCCTTTAACGGCAGATACGTCAACTGTGCCACCAGTCACAACGGCCTGATCAAGACCACCAAGATCCGCTATGTTGCCGGTACCAGTCCACTTCTTTACGCGGTCAACATTATTTGTAAATACAAAAATGTCAAATGCGGTATCTGATTGTACGAAGTCATCGGTGAGTCCAGTTAGAGCGATGGCACCCGTGATATCTATAAATGAACCACCAACCGTGTCGTAATAATATGCCTTACTATTTGTTATGGCTATTAGAAAGTCTGTGTTATCAAATTTAAAATACTGCGACAAATGTTTTACTGGACCATCAAGAGGTGTATCTGAGAACTTCAACCAGCCTGGGGACGTCTCAACGCGCCCATTCTGAAATCTTATATTTACACCGTCCGACCAGGTATGAGGATCCAAACTGGCAGGGGCGACGTTTTGGACTACCCCGCCAACTGGACTCTGTATTGATATGGTTGTAGATCGTCTAGGCATTTTAATCAATATGCGTAAGTGAGCCACTGCCTCCATGCACAATATTCCAGACATTGCCATTCCGATGAAATAAAAGCTCAGCAAATCCAAGATTCGTAGTCTCGGCACTAAGTCGCATCACATTTGGATCGTTTGTGCCATTTACTCGTCCAGATGCTGCGCCAATTGTTATAATCCCATATATACGGTCACCACTTTTATACATAAACATACTAGATGGACTGCCATTGATGGTACCCTGAAAATTACCAGCAAGTAGTGTATATTGTGGTATGCCTATGTCCCCTTGATCAGAGCCATCGCGTCTATGACACCCAACCATTAACATTGATAGCATGATTAACGTTACTATTATGTTCATTATCGCTCCCTCCTTAATTTTTTGTGCATACAATAACATTTAGATGTTTCAAGTTAAGCGTATTTTCTGATGTTATCTGTGTGACGTTTGGATCTGTTGTATTTGTGCTAGGCGTTCCGCTAGTTCCAGATCCACTTGTCTCGGTTCGATTATTAAATGACCAGGTATCATTACCGGTACCAGTAAGATCGGCAGCATACATAGCAGAACCACTGACCCTGGTAGAACTGATTTCAAACCCATTTGGAAATGCCACCGCATTTGTATCGGTATGTTCTAAGTCGTGTGTATGAGTGGGTGTGGTATGTGTATGATTACCCATTGTATGGGTATGAGTTGATAAATTATGAGTGTGGGCGATAGAGGAAGATATATCAACTGTACCAGAGGTAGTTGCGCCATTAGCAGGTGTGGAAGTCGTGCGGATGGCAAATCCTTCAAAATTTGTATCTATCGTCCACCCGTTGGGGCATGAATTTTGGACAAATAATAATTTAGTTCCACTCGGAATAAAATTGGTTGAAAAAGCAATCGCCTCCCACTCTGTACCATTATATTGCTCGACTGTTCCAGATGTTTTATTAACAAAAAGCATACCGGCGGCGGTATTGGTACTACCAGACGGCCTCTGGGCAGTGGTCCCCGTAGATGGCGTATAAATAAATCGTGGATTAGAAGTGTCCGGCCCTGGGAAGTCGCCTTCATGTCTGAGTGACGTCTGAATGTCCATCTTAAGCTCTCGTATACGATCATCTCCGAGGCTCTTAGCTTCAGTACCAGCTGGAGTAGACGTGTCCCATACGGCCACGGACGGCATGGGAGCCATGAGTAGTGCAGCAATTAGTAGCTTCTTCATATTAACCTCACTTTAAGATGATATATGCAGCCGTGCCACGAGACTGATCCATGTGGCCAAGTACGTCCGTACGTGCGCCCAAGTGAAAATCCCTGCCCATGACGCGTGCGACGTAGTTAGCATGTAAATCTTTCTTCAACCTATCTGCCTCTTCCATCCAGTCTCTGGCGTCTTCTCTTTCCTGTAGATACCTAAATCCAAGCTCAGTCATCTTGGCTATAAGCAAAGCTGGATAGAATATGGTAATGGTATTGGTGTCTTGATCGTCAGACAACGGCACCATATATCTAGTATAATCTAGCTTCAGAGTAAATGACGCGTCTGGATCGCCGGGCCACACCTTAAATTGAGACGCACCAAAGTATGACCATGCCACAGGCTCTCCTGCTGACTGCGGCGTAAATCTACGCCTGACTTCAACCAGGTCTATGGGACCTTGAAGTTCTACCCAATCGTCATCTTTCTCGATAAAAATCTTCGTATTATCTTTATGATCTGTTGGCAGGTCATATGCCTGGGTACCGTCCACGATTGAAATCGTGGCTTCAGCGTGCATGAACCAGCCGTCTCTCCAGTTCATAATATCTAACATAGCCATGCGTGACCACATGCCAAGCTGTGCTAAGATATCTGAATCCTGCCCGCGCCCCAAATTATATAATACCTGTGTCTTAATGTCACCATAGGTAATATCACCTACTTGCTCCGTGCCAACCGACGACACATTACCACGGTACTCTATATATTGCTGGCCTTGCTGAAACCCGGTAGACGTCTCATATAGTATAGCATCATAATTGCCAACAGGTACTGCAGAAGGCATGTCTGCCTTATATACGCCGGTAGATCCATCCTCAGTAACCGCTATCTCATAAGTAGATAAATTGGAAACGTTGAACGTCTCAAACTCCGTGCCGTTCCAATACTTACCATTATAGTTAACTAATTTAACGTGACACGTTAAACCACTAGGTCCTGCGGGATGGATCTCACCAGCCATATATTACTCCTCACCCTTCTTTTTGTTGATCTTATCGCGTTTCGACTTAACCTCGGCTTGTCGTTCCTCAAGCGTCGATGGTTTGTCAGCCCTGGTTCCATCTGATTCACGATTGATATATCCTTTACGCTCTTGATATTCCTGCATCTGCTCCTTACCGTGGACCGTATTTGGAAACGTAGCTCCACTAAACTTGCAGTATATCACATCTGGATTGCTGGTCTTAAGCATGTCCACAACTTTACCAAGGACTGCGCCAGACCCCATCTGATATACCATGCCGTTTTGGATGATGAGCGTGCCCGTTTGAGACACGACCATCTTGTACGGCTTCCTAAGATTATACGCCAACACCCTAGCCATAATGCTCCTCCTTAAAACTAGCTGGCGTGGGAGGCCCGGAACTCGGATCCGGGCCTCCCAACCAACACATAATTACTCAGTAACGACAGTCTCCACCGCATCGCGATATGCGGGCTTTTCCCGATACACGATGAATGGAATGCCAGCACCACTGTCAGGCGCAGTAGTCAATTCAAGCACGGCCTGTTGTCCCGGCATTACGGTAATAGGCTGATTGGGCCTACTTCTCATAACTTTACCGGCAGTGAGCGCATTTGCTTGAGCAGCAGTTAGCGTCAATGTACCACCCGTACCATCGGTACGGTCAGTATCGCTACCCGCCACCGGTCGAACGTCGCATTTAAGCACAAGCCCACCAGCAGCATCAACGACCGCTGTAGTGATGATGTACCCAAACTCAACTATCTCAGATGGGAACACGGGCGTAAACGTGCCCTGGTCCCCAGTCCCCGACATGTCGGCATCGGCAGCAAACTGCTCTTTCTTCATTGGTGAAGTATACATTTGGTCCTCCTTAAGTGGACGTTACGTGAATCACGTTGGCTTCACGCGGATTCGCGGTGTCCCATGTAATTTGGAACCCAAGCAATGCATACCACGCCACACCCTTTGACCGTCCATAATCTTCAGGGATCTTGGCGCGTAGTTCACCGGGAAGAGCAACGCCTTCAACCGCTGGATCGGCACCGAAGAAGATGGCTTCGGCACGGTAGCTGGTCGTACCCAGCGCATCAGACAGTGTGTTATTCTCTTCGACGAAACGAACGCCTTTATAACGACCGATCTCGCCTTTAAACAGGCGTTCCGGATCGCCATATTTGGCGGCGTCTAACCATTCTGAGCTAGCTCGTAGTGCCGTCGAGAAGGCAGGTGCATGAACGCACATATAATTCTCGCCGTCATACTTTCTAGCCTTCAACGTAGACTTCAGATATAATACGACTTCCTCGATGTCGAACGCCTGAATGTTCCGGGTGGCAGCGTTGCTGATCGTACCATCGGTATCAAACGTGATCGTAGGAGCGCCAGACGTACCCGTCGGCGTCGCCTTAACCTTAGCCAACTGGAACGCGTCAGCAGCCGCAGCATCGATCACTTCAGCCTGATCGTCACGAAGCGCCACGGTCCAGATGTTGTCTACGCTGAACTCAGCTAAGTCATCCAGCTTTCCAGTATATGGGATACTGTTGCCCCACTCAAACACTACGCATTCACTTTGAGTGATTGTGATATTGGTCTCAGGGATCCTTTGCGATTCCACGAGCTTGTTCCCAGCGGTAACGACCTTACTGATTTTGTTGAAAAGGATTTTCTCACCCTTTTTCTTACCAAAACCAGGTTCAGGTCGCACAAACTGACGAAACCTCATCATCGTCGATGCAGCATGACGAATCTGTCGGCTCAATGGAGGATTAGCTAGATATCCACCGAGAGTATTAACGGCCCATACTTGTCCGGGCATATTATTCTCTCCTTATGCCTTACCCGCTCTATCACCCATTCTATCACGTTCCTTATTACGCATACCAGAATAATCCTTCATGTCTTCCTGATACACTTTGTCTGGATCGAATGGCTCATTTTTGCCGTCTGTCGGCGGCTTAATGGGCACCTTTCCATCACCGCCACTAGACGGCGGCAACACGCTAGGAGGTTGCCCTCCTGGGTTATTAGGGTCGGGGGCAGGACTTGTTAGTCCTCTAGATTTCAAGTAATCACGCGTCTTTTGGGCGATGAGATCAGCCGCCTGATCAAACGGCAGTCCGGGATTTTGCGCCTGGACGACATTTGCCCAATGGCCTACTTCAATTTCCCAACCTGTGAGGTCCTTATTCTTCTCATAGAACGCCCTCCGCAACTGATCGCTCGTCGCTTGCGCATGTTGCGCACTGGCGATGGCTTCCCGCGTTTGCTCTGCAACTTCGAGCACAAGCTCAGTCGCAAATCTCTGCGGTTCAGCGGTGGGGTCTAGCTGTGAGAAATCACGCTTCAGCTTGATGGGCACGGTACGATTTACATCCATACCCCCACCATCTGCGGGCGGTGGTGCGCCAGCACCACCAGCCTGCAACCTAGACATGAGGACTGCATTCAGGTTATTTACGCGCTTAAGCTCCTCTTGCGTAGACTGAAGCTGGGCGGCTTGTTTCTTACCGCTCTCTTCTATCTCCGCGAGGCGCTGTTCGGTGGTCTTTTGGGGTGGTGCCGGTGGTTTGCTACCGCCACTTCCATCGCCGCCGTCTGGCTGTTTTTCTTCAGACATTGTACTTCCTCCTTTGAACCATTCGAGTTAACTCCAATGGATTTATTCTTTACCTAAATTAATCTTAGTAGTAAATATCTTTTTTATCTTTGACAGTGCGATTTCCGCATTTGCTATGTCCAACTGCAAATCCTGGGCTATTTTGATGCACACATGCACTTCAGCCCTGAGTTGCAGCAATACGTTAACGTCCGGTGGGCAATTTGCTATGCTCGTGACCGCTCTCCACAGTCTAGCCCACAAATAATCACCCATATACTGCTGTGCACCCTCAGCCGTAGCACCCTTGCGGGCTTTGATATATAGAGTTTCCGCCGAGTCTTCGACAGATTGATCTTGGTCTACCACTTTAGTATCCGGCGTATGACTTCTTTTTACGTTTACGCTTTATCATTTCATCCTCCGTGGACGGGCCACTCTTGTCGGCTTAAACCCATGCTTTACGGCCTGGGCAACCCGTTCAAAATTATCTCTAGCCTTCTCTGACTTAAAGTGCCGAACCTCTCCAGATGACATTCTTAAGGCCTTTTTACCAACTTTCATGACTACTTACGACCCATGGGACGCCAGGGATGTACTCCACCATCCTCATTCATCTTTGGGTCACAAGTACGTTCAGTCGGCATGGGCATAGTTTTATCCATAGCGTCACCCATCTTCATCGGCATCATCATTTCAGTCTGTTCGTGCCCAAGATTAAACTTCTCATTACCCATAATGCCTGTGTGCATCTTAGGCATATCTTTAGGCATGTGCATCCTATCAAGTTTTGCCATACTATCCTCCTAATTGAGACATCATATCTGGAACTTGCTGCATGCCGTCATTGGCCCTACCCAAAAATCCAGACAGGTCGCCCATTTGATTGATCGGCATCTGCGGCATGGGCGGCGCGGAAAGCAGCGGCGGAGGCTTCATAGGCCCACCTACGGCCAGTTCCCTAAGTACGTCCTGCGGATACCAACCCATGCTCTCAAGTATTTTTGCCATAATCTTCTGCGGGTCCACCATCTGCTGAAGATCCGGATATGGTTTAAGTATATTAGATAAGGTCGACAACTTCTCCAAATCTCTAAGCTTAGCCATGGACGCTGATAGGCCACGTGCCTTGATCTTCATCGGTGCCGTATGCATGGCCCGCCTAAACGCCGGATTTCGCATAAACAGTGCCAATTTAGACGCGTCTTCCGCTCCGAATAATTCAACTGTATATGGATCATCAAAACTGATCATATACTCAGATATATAATGAGCAATCTTATTAACGAGTGGCTCTATGACGTTTTCCTCAGTAGTGCGAGCAATCTCTTCCATAAAGGTTGCTGCGGACTGAGACTTTTCGACCACTTCCGTGGCCGTAGTCCGCGTGCTACCGGAACGAGCGGAAGGCATCGCAAATTCATTAAGTCCAATACCTGATTGAAATTCTCTGTCAAGTGCCTGGAATATGCTGAGTGACTGCTGAGTAACCTGCCCAATTTGCACCTCCCTGATCATTGGTGACGTATTGAAACCGCCACCCCTTTTCTTGAATGTTTTACCTGGAGCTATACCCTGTATGAACTCCAGTGGGTCATAGACCTGATCGATATCTACTTCAAAGGCCTTAGCCGATGAAAATAGATTCGCATCCAGCATCAGATTCATGAGTTCAGTCATCATTACCTGCAATCCAGCAACGACCTCAGCAAACCCCTGGTGCCAGATTGAAAATGGCTTTCTAACGACGGGCGAGATTACGAACGGCGGCGGATTGCTTGGATCTGGTAATTTATTAATTACGGGCCTACGAATCAAGTATTTCTTATTTGCTATGGCAAACACTACCTTTCTAGCGACGAGCTTCCCATCCGGAGTCCATACATCACCCCAATACTCCTGCACGAAAACCGTGCGCCCCCTGCGTTGGTCGGTGGTATCCGGTGCCTGTCCGGATCTAAATTCTACTTGCGCGTTCGGGTTCTCGTTGTAGGTCTTAGTATAATCTTCCTGTATCTTGTTAATCTCATCCATATCATATCCAGACCCCTTCTCTTCAGCTATAGCTTTTAGATCATATAGGTCCATAGTAATGTCATGGATTAAAAACTTATTTTGGCCAGTTGGGTCTAGATGTATATTATATGGATCAACGGGATCAATACGAATTTTAAGCCGTTTATACTGTTTAACCTCAATCGGCCCATTAACGCTCATAACCGGTTTGGGCGTAGGATCCGTCCAGTACACGGAATCTTCAGCCACATATATTGGATATACCTTAAGCACCATGAGCGACGACAACATACCTGCATGTAGTGAGTCAGTAAGCCCGGTCACATACTTAGAATCTTCCATATGGTGCATGACTAATTTATCAATATAATATGCGACCAATTTTCCAAAATCACCAACGCCTTCTATGGTATATGGCTTGGCCGGACCCAAAAGCGCACGCTTAACTATGAATGTCGCAGATCTTACGGTCATATTAATACGTGGTATAAAATTCTTAGACTGCCACTGGGCCTTCATTGTAAAGTCATATGAATTATTATATAACCCCCAGGCACGATCCCACATGCGCCGTATGGGTTCCGACGCACGCGTCGATATCATTTCCATAAGCTTCACATGATGTACATATTCTTCAGCCGTGAATACGGTAGAATCCGCTTCCGGTTTCTCTTTGACGGGAACTTTGGATTCCCCAGGTCCTAAAACGTCTGCTATAGAAGGCATTTTAACCTCCGCCATCCATCATACCCTTCCCACTTCGATAATCTAGTGAGTGGTTCTATGACCACCCCACTTTTAGAATTTTTCGCATGTACCATAAACACATGATCATAGCATATTGCAACATGATACGGTCTACCATTTTTCAAGCAAAACCCTAGATCAAATGACATAGGTGACACGACTGGCGTAGTATGTGGATACTGATTATATGAGCCGTCTGGCACAACTATCCCAAACTGCGCAAAAAACCACTCCACAAGCTCCGAACAATCAAACGCATCAGGGTCTTCGTCATCGAGATTTACCTCATGACCAAATATATACTTATCACCCACCTGGGCTGCCAGTATGCTCTTACCCCTGATGATGTCGATTTCTTTTTTCATCATGTCATCCATATAATTATCCTATGGCTTCGAAGGAATCTTTATTGCGTCCCTAACACCATATATACCGATACCAATTAGAACTTCAATCACATACGATGGAATCTCAACTGGATACCCAAAGGCTCTAGAGATCGGTTCCACCGCACCCACCAACACCGTAACTATAGCAGCTATCTTAGCTTTACTTAAATACCAAGGCTTTTGCTTGATGTCTTCTCCCATAACGCCCTCCAATTTTCTCGCTATTTTCTTCCCAATTATGCCATACATCCATAAAGGAAGTTTGCCCCTAATGGCTCTAAGAATTAATAATGATTTTAGACTCATTTACCACAATATTATAGACGCCTTCAAACCGGCCCGGCGCTCCTTAGAATCAAAATCATAGGCCAAAAATCCACCAATATTAAACTTCTCTCCAAAATACTTATCGGACACCTCCACATCAAACCCCGCATATGGCAGGGCCTCATCAGATCCCTCTACGTCAGCGGCACCTATAACACCGGTCCACTTGCCGGATTTTAGAATTGGGGTTTCGATTCCACCCATACTCTCTGAATTGATGAGATCATAAAGGTAAACGGAGCTTACGTCCTGAAACGGGAGAACAAGTGTGATGATCTTTAGATCAAGTTCAATCGGATCGGCTTTAGCATAAGAACTGCCCATAATTAGTAATGCCAACATAACCACTAGTTTTTTCATACTGCCTCCTTTTTAATATTCATCGCTTCCTTGGTATGTCTAGTTCTTTAATCTCTTTCAATATCTCGTTGTGCTGCTCCATCGCTTTATCCGCACGTTTCGACATAGATTCTGACATTTTTGAAACCGTCTCCGTAAATTCCGTTATCTTTTGAGTCATATTGTTGTGAACCTCGATAAACCGTTCAAACCAATCCGGCTCCGTGACGATTCTTCTTCTATCATGCCCGTTGGAATAGCGCCATTTGGTAATAAAATCCTTACCAAATATAACGGCGACAAATACCACAACCATGCCGACTGTGCGAAAAAATTCAGGCGAAAAAAACTCAAATATTTTAGTTTCCACTATGACTTCCCCCTTGTTTAAGTCTTCTTGACATTATTACACGTCCCTGTCGCTCATAAGACTGCCAATCCCCCAATTGTAAAATTTATATGTCAGTCCTCATCTTGTTCACAACAGATCCCCAATCGGACTGCGTGACAGCAAGGTTATTCATCAGTTTATTGATTTGCTCGGCCAAATTGATAAACCCGCCAAGGTCAGCCGCCGTGATTTTAAGAGAAGCGATATCACCGTCAATAATTGGATCTCCACCACCGCTGTTGTATCCGCGATCAAAAAACGTGGAGAATAGGTTATCGCAATCGTTTAAAGCTTTCCCAAGGGAGTTGCATACCTCTTGAGCGTCAGCCGCAAATGTAATCTTGTTTCCAGACATGATTATCTCCTTTTTGATATCTCATCAATTTTTTTGTTGACCTCCGACAACGCTTCATCGGAACTCAAATTCGGGAACAAAAGCTCTGCCAAAGCGAGAAAAGCATAACTGTCACGAAAGGTCATTTTCTCGATCTCAGCGCGTTCTTTTCGCTCCAAAAAGTCGATCTCGGAATCAATAGAAAACTTTTCATTCTGAGACATCGGAACGACGATACCGGATTCAACTTTCAAATATTCAAGCGGGTTATTGTCAATAAGATCCCTGATCTGCTGGATCGTTTGCGTTTTGGAGTTTTCGTCATAGATAATCACATCCGGTTTCCCAACATATGGCGTCGGATCAACGGATTCTCGATGATCTTTAACTCTTTTGTTCAAAACGTCATAAATAATAATGTCGGGCATAATGTCTCCTAGTAGTTGATCCTCGGCTCCGCCAATCCAAAAATATCGGAATCAATAGAATTTTCGTCCATCGTCGCATGGTTCCCGTTTCCAGAACGATCCGCTGTTGTATATCCTCCGAAAATGGGTTGGCCATCGGGAGTTTCATCCAACGGCCAATAACCGAACAGTCCGTCCGTAATCCTGTTCCTCTGCCTGCTAAAAGCCAACGTCTCGATTTCTTCCGATCCCAAATTCCTTGAATATATGGCCACATCGGTAATAATCCCATCGAACGGTTGCGCGGTGCTATAAAAAGCTCCTATCGTCGTATTAACGTCACTTGGAACGGTATAAGTAGATGATATTGGAATACTTTGATTTGCCTTTCGAGATCCGTCAACGTAAACCGCCAAACGACCGCCGCCATAGACACAAGCCACATGATGCCATGTTCCCGTAGAAATGCACGGAACGGATAGCCCGCAATTCCCAAAAACATTGTTTTGGCTTCCACTATTGGCTCTAAGCCGACACAAAATCGTTCTTTGGCCGCCATTATAAGCAACACCCATCGCAAACGGCCATGCTTCTGTCGTAATCGTACTCCTCGCAACAATGGCTTGCGTAGAAACAGAATTTTCCGTGTAGATCCAAGCTGATAATGTATATGTATCCCCTGATCCTTGATACGGGATAGCGGTTCCAGCGTCCCAGTAATCATCAACACCAGGAAAATCGGTTCCAGAATAAGAGGCACAAGGGAAAAGAACAAAACACAAAAAAAGAAATAGTTTAATTTTCATAAAAAAGTATTTTCCTTATTTCGGCATCTCCGGTCGCGGTATCGTCGGAACTGTCGGCATCTCTCCGATATCTCAAAATAAATAGGTCATTGTTGGAACACGAATCGTCGGTTGTGAACGAAATCGTAGCAACACCCAAATATCCAACCGTTCCTGGAACGGTATCCGTTGAAACCATAATTGAACCGAACCCGTTTGCATCAACATCTTCCGCGTCGTTCTCGGAAACGCACATGATAGCGAGATTATGGACAATATTTCCGGTATTTGTTGAGGCCATTGTGTAATAGATATCGGCTTTCAGACCATTTGATGAATTGTACGGATTAAGAACAGACGACCATTCCGCGCTTTCATCTGTCGATGAATCGCACAAAAGAAATGGCGTATTCGATGCACTTGAATTATTGATAACACATGGGTTAGCTTGAGGAAGCTTGGCTCTATCAGGATCAAGTATCAATTTAAACTTGTCGATATTGGAGAATCTAAGATTGTTGGCTCCGTCTGTTGTAATCGCCTGACCGGCTGTCCCACTGGAAGGAGGAAGGACATAAGTATTTGTAGCAGAAATAGATGCGGATGACTTCAAAGCAACATAATGAGAAGAATCGGCATCGTTAAATACCGCTGTTGTTATTTTGATATCGAACCCATGCGTTACCCCTGTTGCCGTTACTGATCCATCAATAGCAATTGCAATCGCATCTGCCGACGGCCAATAAATTCCGGTATTTGTCCCGCCAGAAGCAGACGATGTAATAGACGGCGCCGAAGCTGATCCCAAGGGAACTTGGATCGGAACGGTCATGGAAAAACTAGATGAACTAATAACACCGTACATTGTACCGCCAACACCAATACCCAATTCGTTGTTTCCATAAATCTGCTGGATTCTTGCGTTTGCATTATTCTTCCCTGCTTCTATGCAAACTTCATCGTTCCCATTGTCTCCCAACGCACAAACAAGAGATGTTCTATGCTGTCCAGATGTAGAGTTGATATTCCTAAAAAAATGGCGAGGTGTGTTTTCCGTGGATTCTGATGATCTGAAATCAAGTCTTTGTGTTGGAGGCCCACCGGAACCAATAGAACCATCTCTGCTTAACCACAAATGATTATTCTGAGATAAGATTGTTCCGGTTGTAATTCTTAATGCGTCGTCATCGGAATTGCTAATCGCAATACTCCATACATTGGAGTCCGTCATAAGCCTCATGAATGGGTGTCCGCTTGTATTATTATTGTGAATCAAAATCCCACGATCAACAGTTCCATTTGTGGAAATGGTTATGTTTCCTGATGTTGTTATTCCCGTCGATACAAACAACGAACTGCTTGTAATGTTGACTGTCGCCAAATCACCAATCGTCATTGTGCTTACGGAAATTGTGCTTGCCGATATTCCAAATGAAGCCGTAATCGTTTTTGTGGCGATGTGATTTCCGAGGTTGTCTCCAACAGAACCCGAAGAGGCAGGAGGGCTCGAAACTTGGATTGTTCCATCGGCCCATGTAATTTGAGAAACAGGTGTTATCGAAGAAACAAACAATTTATTATTGACAATCGTAGAAGCTACAGAAACCGTTAGACGGGTCGTTCCTTCATGATCTGCAATAAGTGTAGATCCGGTATTTTCTATCGTATGCCTACTCTTGATGCTTGCTGTCGTGTTTGCGGTCGCTACAGATATGATAAAAGAACTTGACCCCTGGCTGAATCCTCCAACAACAGTCCCGTCCGATTTCCAAAATTGCTGGCCCCATCCTGGGCTACCTGTATCGTAAAGCCGAATAGTCGCATCACTGCCAGAAGGATCAAAATAAAACGATGGTGTTGTGTACCGTGTTCCTATCTCAAGTTTCCCTGAAACAGAACCGCTGGAAACATAAAAGGTCGCGCCGGATTGGAGGTCGCTGGTGTTTTGAATATAGAAAGTGGCACCAGGTGTAATTCCACCACCCCCAGCCGACGGGGAAGAAACTTGAACCGTCCCATCAGGCCAATAGATCGCATTTACGGCCACCCCACCGATGGCAACTAGAGCAGGTACGCCTGTAGAGACAACCATTAAGTTACGAAGGTTTGAATTCACTTGTGGGGTGCTGTGGGCTACGATAAACGTATCGCTGGAAAACCCGACAAATACTTCAGGGTATATGTCACTATCATGGTCAGACAGATCGTTGTACAGATTTCTTCCGACACCGGTCAATGCCGTTCCAGAAAGATTGCTATGGATTAAGCGGCCAAATGGAAACGTCCCAAACCCATCCATTTCCAGGGCACCGCCACCGACGACAAGATCCCTATTTGAAGTTACATCATATCCAAGTTCCCACCCACCGACCGCACCAAACGTAGTAGATATCTCAGTATCACCAGGCGAAGCGCCGGTAGCACGCCATACCACCCATCCAGAGTCGGATTCTCCAGGAAATAGACCAGCGCCCTGCATTTCCAAGCCCCAGGCAACACGATTTGAATTTATCCTTGAGAATCGTCCGGTTGATGCAGTATAGCTGGCATTAGCCAGCATCCATAAGTCTCCGTCTTGATCAACTATAAGATTATTAATTGCGGTGTACGTTCCAACTCCGATCTCTTGTACGGTTAGAAGATTCGTAACGTTATTGAATAAAAATGTTGAGTCACCGCCAAAGGCACCACCGTTGTTAAACTGAACCTGTCCATCGGATCCACCGGGCGTACCACCGCCACCGGCCCCAGGGCTAGAAATTTGGACCGTTCCGTCAGGCCAGTGGATTTTATCAACTTGTAACGTATTAGATGAGGGTTCGTAGTGGAAGGCGGCTTCTGCGTCAAATCTTACCGTGGTGGTGGATCTATACTGGACGTCACCGCCGTCACCGGCAGGACGCAACGTAGGTGGGCCAACTACGGCATGGGACGCCGTAGCCAGCCCACCTAGCACTGATAATATGGTAAATACTTTACGCATCGCGTATAGTACCTAGATCATTGGAATAATGGTGACGATGTAGTCCACTCTCTAACTTTAACGTAGCATCCAGTAACCTCAGCCCGCATATATACGGGACCCTGGTGAATGACGGCCCAAGGCTGCTTCACCCAACGATCTACGGCATTGGCCGTAATTCCGGTATCGATGACGTTAGACGCGGACGCAGTTATCGTAGATACTGCCTGATCAAATGAGTACCATACTTTGGTGGCAGTGGCTGGACAAGTTGTAACCTGAACGTCAAACGCCATACGCCTAGCGCTTGCCGTAGACAGCACAGCCGAGAAGTTCGACGTACTGGACACCAATACCGACGTTTCAGTCAGATGCGTGGAATCCAGAGTTACAGGCAAAACATAATTCCAGTCTATGGCTTTCGCAGACAACGGCGCAAAAATCATTAACGCCGCAATTAATACTTTACGTAGAATCTTATTCATTATATATCCTCCATGGAGTCATCCCCTATGCATAGGGGTCGCCGTTAAAGCGCCTTACAATTTAAGCACTTTGTGAAAGATCGCGCAAGTCTTCCATCTCATTTCAAAATACGTAGTTATTTAGATATCCCAGCTGTTCCCCAGGAGGGAGAGCCTATCTGCAGACGACTACCCATCCGGCTGATCGAGTTCGCCCCGTAGCGATTGATGGCCCCCATACGGATGGCGTCCATGAGATGTTCGTAGTAGCCGTCTTTAATCGGCTCCCATGTAGTCATCTGTGTACCGTCCTGGGCAATTCCTCTGGCATAGCCGCCGATGAATGCCTGATGTAGTATTGGGCATCCATCCTTATTAATCATTATATCTGGTTCACCGGCAGTTTGCCTATTAATTTTATCTTGGATGATTAATATACCATCATGTACCCAAGAGAATCTAGAGATAGGTCTGATTTTGAAATCATCCTCAAGTATCTGTACGGTCGTCCTCTTGTTCTTGTCTGACTTTTGACGCCCAGCCGGATCACAATAATCTATAAATTCAGCGCCTGGGAATAGTTGATTACTCATAGCAATAATCTTTGGGGCAAAGTCCCATATGTATACCTTCTCACCCATATACTCCTTGTGAATGCGCCACCTACCCTCAAGATCGTCCTGCGACCAAACGACGGCTGGATGATGCCAGCCAAAGTCCCAGTCCCTGTAGACTGGACGGCCACGGATGAATTCCGTCTTCCCCAGGTGCCACGGCTGACCGTTTAAGGTCGCCTTGAAGTTGACGTACACGGGGTCCCCCTTGAGCACGAAACCCCACTCGCCCCTTAGATACCTTGATACCCATGACTGGTCATAATCCTTTTCCAGATTGGCTATATAGTCGGCTGGCAGATACGGATTATTATATGTAGGGATTATGAGCATAAACTTGTCCAAGGCCTTTGGGTCATCAAATCCATTGAACTCCTTGAACAGCCAATGATTTTTGTCTGGTGGGTTGGACACTATGATACCTCTAGCATTTGCCCCCTTTCTTAACCGTCCCTGCAGATACCTATAATACTCATGTAGGGTCTCAGATCCCTCATCTATGGCGAAACCGGATAGGTTAAGGGCCTTGGGCCTTTTCTGCTTGCCGGTCTGCGACGTCCCCTGATAGCCGCGCAACGACCGAAAGACGATCTCTGAATTGTTCTGCAGGATGACCAAGTTGAGCTTTTTACGGTAAGACTTAATGAGTTCGGGCGGACAGAGTTCGAAGAAGTCGTGCTTGGTGGAGTCTTCCAGGTCTTGCACGGTGTCTCTGGCGATCAGCCATCGTGATCTAGGCTCAGCTAAACAGTTGTCCAATACTTCCCAGCCCAGCCATAGCGTCTTACCGGAACCGAAACCACCCTGCACATACCTGAACCTGGCCTTAGCCATATGTGCTACTTTTTGGTCGTGAAACGGCTTGTAAAGCTCCCTTGCGTTGATATGCATGATTGTCATAATTACTCCTCGTCCTTAAATGACGTATAGTTGAGCACCTGCTGTTGACTGGAAACGTCAGCACCCATCTGCCCTTTAACCTTGAGCACCGTTTGTATGTACAGCAACCGTGTCTTGAAGTCCGTATGTTCAAGGCCGGTTTGCGTATATGCCGTGGCGTCGAAGCCCTCTCGGATCTTCTCTGCAACCAGTCTATCGTCTATACCGGCCTCCTCCAGTGCGGATACGATGGCGGATTCTACCTGCGGCTTAGCCATAGCTTCAGCGCCAAGTTGCTTAGCCGACGCTTCAGTAAGCTCCGTACCTATGGCCTTTGACGCCAACGACATAGCCTCAGCCCTGTCCATACCTTTAAGCACGTTTTTCACGAACAGTTGGTCTCTAACCGATAGACCCCTGGCGTCTTTAGGGTCGTTGACGACCACGGACATGGACCTCTTGAGCAGCTTTGACACTTTAGCTTCCGTACGCGCAAGTTTTTTAAAAATTTTTTCCCTAGGCCCCCCTCCCCTCTTTCCCTCTTCCTTTCCCTCTCTCCTTCCCTTCTTCCCCCCGTTCCCCCTTTTTTTCTTTTCTTTTTTCTTTTCTTTTTTCTTTTTTTCTCCCCCCCCTGGGTTCACCGCTGCGCGGTGAAACTTTGCAGATACCATAACTTCCTCCTATATATGTATACGTCCTATTTCTTTTGATCTTACACGTCTTGCGTACTAACTCAATCGCTGTGCCAAGTGAGTACCCCTTAACTACGTCCATATTATCTCCTATACTATATTATATTACTACCCCTACTATACTACCTCTGCGCGAGAGCGCAAATAGGGGGTTTACGTGGGGGTATGGGGCCCCTCCCCCACCCAGGGGGCATCTCCCCATCACCCGCGTGCGTTCGGTATCTGCCTCTTCCCTTCGGCCTTCGGACCAGAACGCGTGTGCGTTCTAAGAGAGCCGAGAGTCACTCGGTCACTCCTTACCCGCGCACTCTGAGTGAAAATAACGCGAGCGCAAAGAGGAAGATGTCCTTGGCTGGTCTTTCCTACCCCCGTATTCAAGCACGTTCGGAGACCTCCGGCAAGTCCGGATCACCTCCCCACGTGTGACGGAGAGGTCGCCGTGCCTCGGCTTCCGGCTCTATTCGGGCTTCCAGGACACGCGGGTTCTGAGACCGGAGGCTTGAGACGACGTGGAGGGTCACGCTCCCCGAAGGTCTCACCTTACGTGCGCACGTGCAAAAATTTCGCGTGCGAGGTTTGAATGATCGTACGCCCGTGGACAAACCGCGCGCTCCCCGGTGTCGTCTCGCGCGATTCACCGTGCGCAACGACGGACCCCTTGACGCGGCTCGTCGCTGGGGTTTGACTTGGGGGGAGCGAGGCAGACCGCAGGCCGACCGACTCAGAGAGAGCGGCGGGGTCTCCCGCGAGGAGCGAGCACATGAGAGCAGACACACAAGACGAACGAGACGAGAGGCTGGTTCACCGGCCCTACGGAGCCGCAGAACGCGCAGACGAAGCGATCACGCAAGCAACGCCAACGCCCAAGGCGCGTAAGGCCAAGGCGAGAGCCAAGGCCGAGCCGACCGGCAAGCTCAAGGCCGGTACGCAGATACGCGTACGCCTCACGATCACGCTAGGCGCTGACGTGAGCGTAGCGGACCTCAGGGCCGAGCTACAGGACGTAACCAGCAACGCCAAGTCAGGCGCGTTCTGGAGAGCCGAGTCGACAGTCACTCGCGTACGTGAGGTGCGGTCATGACCCGCGCACAGCGAGTAAGCAGGGGCACTGCTCTTCTCCGAGGCGTCCTTCGGGACGTCGAGCAGAGACCGAAGCAAGGCGAGACCATGCTCGTCGTCGACGCTCTACGAGAAGCCGTCCAAGCCTGTGAGAAGGTCGTAGAGTACCTACGCCAGAACGAGAGACTGTACCCCGACCCGACGTGCGTTCTGTGTGAGACCGGCGAAGAGCCAGGACACGAGCACTAAGGCCGAAACGCGGAGGAGCACGTGACCTCCGCGTCCGTGGGTTAGACCCACGCTGAAGAGGCCAGAGACAAAGCCATCACACGCAAAGGAGACAACACATGAGCGACGTAAACAACCGAGAGTTCGTAGAGCAAGACGCTCTACAGGTGTACAACCACGCGACCGAAGCAGACAAGCAAGCGTTCTTCAGAGCCGTCATCGAGGCGTTGCCGTTCGACGCCCTGCTTCACCTTCGAGACAAGGCGATGTCTCCGAAGACCGAAGAGCCAAAGATCGAGCCAATGAAAGCCGAAGACTTCCAACGGTGGGTCGAAGAAGACCCGAAGCGAATAGACGCCTTACGCAGGCTCATAGCCGAATATGAGGCCGAGGCCATGGAGGACTACGACCAAGGCGATCTAGCCGAGCTTCTCTACGAAGGCTGTTCGGGACTCAAGAACGAGAGCATAGACGGGCTTATGGACGTATGCGAATATTACGCAGGCAAAAGCTACGAAGAAACCAAGGCCGAAGTCGAGGCGCGTCTATGAGGTACGACCGCCTGGAGCACGGAATAGGCGACCTCATCCGCGTCTGCGCAGAAACCGAAGCTCTGCGCATGGCGTGGGTGAGGTTGGCCTTCGGTCTTGAAGCCTTGGACGAGGACGACGCCTTTGAAGCGTTCCTCAAGGTCATGGCCGACACACCTTTTTCCGAAGACTGAGCCTTACGCACGCACCGATGTGCGCTCTTCAAGTTTCAGGGGGTACTTGACAAGCTGGTGGGTCGTGTGTTTTAATTGAGACAAAGCAAAACTGGAGGATGACATGAAACCAAGACTATTCAACAAGAAGCACATCGGGCTACACGCAGACGGAGCATGCGGTCACGATTACGTGCGTAAGCATCTGGCCGTGCTGGTGTATCAGTGTGGAGACAAGGAGCTATCAGACGCACTTGGTCAAGAAATGACAGACGACGCAAGCGAAGAGATAGAGGCACTAAACGTACTCAACAACAACACCGAAGACGGCCTGTCATGGGACTTCGTTGAAGGCGGGTTGATGTTACTGGTCGACGAGAATAACACTGAACGCGCCGATGCGTCAAAGTTGGAACCTGCTTCAAATAGAGATACTTGACGCCAAACGGCGACAAAACTACACTTTCACGTAGGACTACAAGTCACAGCAGGAAGGAGCGTCAAACCATGGCGATACGAGAAGTGATCAGAGACACAAGCGGGAAAGCGTCGTATAAGACGGTCCCCGGATACGAAGATCCAAAACCAAAAACGACGGTCAAGCCGTCGAAGGAGATCCAAATGAAGACGAAGCCAGCAGTAAAGAAGCCCATGCCCAAAGCAGTCAAAGAGAAGCTCAAGGCTGATCGAGCGCCTAAAAGCGCGTTCAAGTACGCGATCATGGCGCTCAACGGCGACAACGTGTACTCGAAGAAGAATCAGGCAGAGGTCGAAGCCGATGATCAGCTACTTCAGGCGTTCAAGAAGTGGCTCTCATCTGAAGAGACCGGCGAGTTCATCGCCATTCGCCGCAAATAACGTTCACTGGAGCAATCGCCCCTAGGCGTGCCCATACGGGTTCACTAGGGGCGAGTCGTATCCGGACGGGGAGGCAGTCATGAGGACCACAGCCAGAGAAGCCATGAAGGGCGCGATCATAACGCTACTCAACAACAGCTTGGGCGCACAAGGTTTTAGTGACGTGCGCGTGGTTGAGCTAAGCGATGATTTCGAAACCGCTATCGTCATGCACAATGATGGCATAAGTGGCGTAGTTAAGTCAGAGACGTTACTACCACAGGAGGAATACAATGAGCAAAATAAAACAACCCACAACACAGGAGCAAACGTCGCCGAAGTCGAACGGGTTAGAAGAGAACGCGTCTCCAATCCGGACTGGTGAGTTCACGGGCACGTTCACTGTAATCGTAGTGGCAAAGAATCAGGCCGAAGCAGACCGATGGAAGACGTGGGGCAGGGCTTAGTTCATGAAAGTCTCTTCTATTCGGAGACAATACATAGGGTCATTGTATACTTGACGAGACGGTTAGTTCGTTCCTACACTCTGTTTTGGGGTATTTTTCTGGCTGTTTTTTCACCGTCGCCGTGATTTTCCTTGACAAAGGTCTCAAGGCTTTGTAAAATGGAGGCGAAAGGGCGGCTTGACTGAGATACTTGACGAGACTATTAGTTCGTTCCTACACTTTCTACGGATGGGGCGCAGTACTTTTGTTGAAACGTGGCACACCGGGTTCAATGACTGATGCTCCATCCACGCTTTAATAGAGGAGAAAATATGGCAGATACAGCAGGAAGGTGCGAAGTTGCCGCATGTGGTATAGAGCTAATTGGTGAGTCCGTATTCGATCGTTATTTTAACATTCGTGTATGTAAATCCTGCTTTGACAATCACTTTAGAGAAGCCGAAGAGCACGGCTTTGGCGAATGGTTTGACGGTGGCGGCAACAAAAAGAAAGCCAATTATGAGTTTTCCGATTATCCGCCTGAATTTTGGCGCAAAGTGGGCGCATTCGTTGACGTAAGTTCGTGTGAGCCGCCTAGATTATGAAGCAGTTCAAATTTACAATACCTGGTCGTGCAGTTCCACTCATGCGCCCTCGCATAAACATCGGCCTAGTTAAACGCTGGCGTCCAGGTCGTGCCGTGGGGCCGCTTGTCTACACACCTTCCAAATGCACCAAGTGGCAAAAATTCGTCGCCAATACCGTAAAACAAACTTTCGTCAATACCATATTCAGCTATCCAATTGCCGTATCCGTCGTTTTTTTCATCAAGCGCCCAGGCACAGCCAGTAAGTTCGCACATCGACCAGACATCGACAACTACACAAAAAACTTGCTTGACGCGCTTGATGGAGTTTTATGGGAGGATGATGCTTTCGTTACGCATCTAACTGCGATGAAATCATATGTAAATAGCAAAGTGGCAGAAGCCACAGAAGTAGTAATAACGCAACTTAAGGAGTGAATATGGGATGGAAAGACGTAGGCATAGATCGAGCGCTGAGGCAGAGTATGATAAAGACCTATCAGCGCTGCCCCAAGCAGTTTGAGTTTGCGTATATCAAGGGTATGCGCCAGCCGCCAGACTTAAAATTAACTGTCGGCACAGCGGTGCATAAAGGAGTGGAGGTCAACTATGGGCAAAAACTTAAATCCAAGCGTGACTGCAAGAAGGATATCGTACTCGACGCCACCAGGGACGAGTTTAAGGCCGCGACGAAGCGCGACGGCATCAAAGCGTCTAAGCTCGAAATCGGCAAATCCCAAGACGAAGCGATCATCATGGCAGGGACCTACCACGAAGAGTCAGCCCCGTCCTTTCAACCGGCGCTCAAACCGGAGACGTACTTCGAAATCCCGGTCCCAGGCGCGAAGCGCATCTTCCAGGGGACGATCGACCTCATTGCCTACTATGCCAAAAGGTCGGGTGCCCTCGTACTCTCAGACACGAAGACCACCCGTCGAGCGTATGACAGAAAGCGTGCCGATGTGGATACACAACTCACTGCCTACTCGTATGCCGCCCTACGGCTGGTAAAGAAGCTGGTCAAGTACGTCATCTTTGACACCGTGGTCCTACTTGGAAAGGGGGCGTACTCCGATCACGTGGTCTCAACTCGGTCTATGAATGACTTGAAACGATTTGAAGAGACGTTTAAGTCCGTCGAGAGGGGGATAGATGCGGGCGTATTCCCGCCTACAGATAGTGAGCAAACATGCGGATGGTGTGGATATAGGAGCATATGCCACAAAGGGCGATCATGGTCGGTGCCGAAGTAGGGCGGGATAGGAGGGGAGGATGAAAATAGAATGGGAATTATTGAGAGACTTGCTGGACAATGACGGGTGCATGAAACTTGCCCCGATTCTTTTTCTTTTGGTGTCAACCCCGATCTTCGCGGGGGAAGTGAATATCTATGAGAAATTAAAGGAACTTGAGGAGCGAATAGAAAAATTGGAAAAACTGGATGAGGATGTTTTTAATGTAGAACCGCTTTATATCGGTACATCAACGGGAACCTTAATACAGTTTGTGGAGAAAATCAATCTGGAAATTTATTGTTGCTTAAGGTGTGGAAAGACTTTTAGAGATACAAACCAGGAAACGCAGTGTGCTGTAATTCACCAGCCAGGAGATTGTTGTCATTATGGCGATGAGGAAATTAGATGAGGTTGACCATCCTTTTTCTCTTTTTAATCGGTTGCATTTCACCGTCTTATCATCAACGCAAGGTTGCTGAGCTTGAAGTGATAATAGAAGAGATGGACAAGCAATTTCCCAGGCTCATTGGGGTTGATACATATCTCTGTCACTGTGGTCAATTTCATAGGAAGATAAAATGAATGACGTATTGTACTTTTCGTGGCTGACTGAAGAAATCTTTTTTGCGTACAGCCAGACACATGCGATATTAGGTAGGAGGATGTTATGTCAGAACGGGTGCTGTATGGAAGTTCAGTGGTTTGCAGGGCAAAATTGAATAATGGCTGCCGGTGACTATAAAATTTATAATTGTCCACAGTGTAAGGCGGACAATCTATACGTAGGTCTGGATCGCATTATGTCAGGACCGCCGTGGGTTGAATGGTTCCTGGTACGATGTGACAAGTGTGGGCTATGGGGCAAATTAGGCAAGACGAGAGACGAGGGGATTAAATTATGGAACGAGATGAGTTAGAAGGTTGGGTTGATGAAGCAGTTATGTCGTTTGTCGTAGACATGAAGTACAAGTTAAGACTTAACAATCATAAGGGACACTGGAAAGAACTAACATTCAAAGATTTGTTTAGAAAGCTTGAAGCTGAAGTTACTGAACTTCGTGACGCGCTTTGTGCATTGACGCCAGACAGAAATAAAAAGGCTTTGATTGCTTTCATACATGAGTGTAGTGACGTTAGCAACTATGCCATGATGATGGCCGATAACGCTAAGAGGATGATCAATGAACATTAAAGAGGCGATGACGCCCATTCAGCGTCGTGCCCTACGCGGCAGCCAGTATCACACCTCAACAGTAGAGATTGAATGTATTGATTGTAAAAGAGGGCATGTCATCTTTAAGCAGGATGCGCATCAAGTTAAGCGTTGCCGTGACTGCCAGCGCAAGATGCGGAACGCGCGTCCAAAGAAGCGCAAACCCAAGGAGGTTAAACATGCAGGAGCTACTCGAAGACGTAAGACGAGGCGACGTAGATGCAAAGACCCAGTTATTTATGAATTTAAAATCAGACGTGAGAGTGAACAGGACGATAAGATCCTTAACATATGAACACTCTTGCGTCGAGCGTGAGGACGTTAAAGCGGAGTTTTGGCGTGGCGTGTTATTGGGCATGGATGCTGTTCGCCATGATTTGGGCGACCCTATTATGCATCTTATTCAGAGGGGCGTTTGGCAGGTTAAGTCAGTCGTCAAAGCCGAACTCAATCGACGAATCGCCCAGCATTGTTCGCAATGCGGTCGAATTAATGGACGCTATAATTTCTCTCATCTATGTAAAAAGTGTAAAGCTCCTGTCGAGAACGTCAGTAGGAATGTGGATATTGGCGATCGTGACTTTATCCGCGAGGAGCTTTGCGGAGAGTCTGATTCGACGGTGGTTATCGTGTCCAGGAATCTTACCAGCGCTCAGCGCCGCATTCTTGAGCTTCTTATTCAGTCCATGGTGGACGGGTCGGACCATCCTCAAAGTTCTATATCGCGCATTCTTGGCATCAGTAAGCAGAGAGTCAGCCAGCAGATCGAAAAAATGAAGCCATACTTGACGATAGGCTAACTTTGGGACTACACTCTTTTTGTCGCCATGGACTGGAACGGGCAAACCCCGGAAGGCGGTTCTTGCCCAAAACGCATGCGACGTTCAGACAATGGATGCACCGTGGTGACGGTGCGTTAAACGCTGGGGTGTGACGCGTGAAGCGATGCAGAATGTGTCACTTGGCATGGTATGGTCACCGTACCCATGAATCCGGCTGGTGTGCATATAGCGTAACTATTGCCACCGTGAGCGGGGAACGAATACGTATGGCATTCTAGTACCCGCTCCAATTTTAAGGAGGAGCACATGAAGCTAGTAGATATAATAATCGGGATGCAGTTTGGCAGCGAAGGCAAGGGAAAAATAGCTGCGCTTCTCGCCCCACAATACGGCGCGGCGGTCAGGGTGGGGGCACCAAACGCTGGGCATTCAATAATTCATAAAGACGTGTTATATAAGATGCGTTCAATTCCATGCGCTTGGGTCAACCCTAAATGTCAGCTTTACATCGGCGCAGGTGGTCTCATTAACCTTGATGTACTGAATAAAGAACTTAAGCAGATACCTAGAGAGTACCTTATTGAACGCCGGTTGCGCATCGACATCAACGCCGGTGTAGTGACGCAAGATGACATTCACCAAGAGGAACTGGCCGGTATGTATGAGGGCATAGGCTCCACGTGCGAGGGCATAGGTGTAGCCATGGCGAGGAAGGTGCTTAGGCGTAACAATCCAATCACCGCCAAGGACGTGCCAGAACTGCAACCATATATGACTAACGTGTCGGGAGAACTTAATGAATCCATCGATGCAAATGTACCCATCATGCTTGAGGGAACGCAGGGATTCGGCCTCAGCCTCAATCATGGATATTACCCTTACGTCACCAGTCGAGACGTGCTAGCGTCCTCCATACTTGGTGAGTGTGGGTTGGCCCCGCGCACAGTGAGGCGAGTTATTGGCGTGATGAGGACGTATCCCATAAGGGTGCACGGAAATTCGGGTCCGATGGGCGCAGATGAGCTTACATGGGAGGACGTTGCCAGGGAGAGTGGGTATAAATCTTTATCTGAGAAGACGACGGTTACGGGCCGGGTGCGTCGTGTGTCCCGTATTAATTGGGACTTGCTCGTGGCTTGCGTTCAGGCCAATAAGCCCACTGAGATCGCGCTCATGTTCCTAGACTACATAGATGCTGGGGATCGTGGTAAGAACAGTTGGGCCGATCTATCACAGAAGTCTAAGGATTTCGTCATTGAAACTGAGTGTAAGTTGGGTGTGCCGGTGACGATCTTAAGCACGGGACCTAGACCGGAGGAGACGATATTTAGAAGCTGCAAATGTGACGGGGATCTGGCTGATGTACGGGCCAGTCTGATCCGCACAACTTAGGACAGGAGGAGCAAATATGGGGTGGAAAGAAGTAGAAGAGCGTAGCGGTGGGGCCGGTGCTGGCTTTCTAGCCATCAAGGACGGCGAGACCAAGAAGATACACATCATTGATGACGAACCGTTCACGTTCAAGAGCGTGTTCTTCAATGCGATCAAGAAGTCTGCAGTTGTGGACCCGGACAACAACCCGCTTGACGGGATGAAGGGGTTCGACGTTAGAACTAGGCACGCCATCAACGTGTACGACTACGACCAGCAGAAGGTGCTGGTGCTAGCTGGCAGTAATGAATTGTTCAACCAGCTTAAGGCGATACACGCTGAGTGGCAGGGGTTTGATCAGGTTGACTTAAAAATTACTCGTACAGGCACGGGGTTCGATACCAAGTACCGCGTGGTTAATACGCCTAAGTGCATCTGGAATCCAGACCTGGCTGAGGGGCAGGAAGTGGCTGACCTAGCCACCCTATTTGCGCCGACGCCTGAAGAGACGATCATGGGATACGTGCAGGGCAAGGACCCAGCGACCGAGTTCAATGCGGCGGAGCTTGAGGAGGAACCTACAGTAGATGTAGAAGTGGACGCGGTGGCTGAATCCGAGGAGCCACTCATCGAAGAAGAGACCGTCGCGCCGCCTGTCCGTCGTCCTGCTCCCGCGCCAGCCAAGCCCGCTCCCAAACCGGCAGTCAATGGCAAGCCTCTTAGCCGTAGTGAACTCATCATGAAGCTTAATCACGCGGCTAAATCCAAAGTTAGGTACAAAAAGCCTGGTCAATGGCTGGCCGATGTGAAGAAATTCGGTGGCAAGGATAAGACATCCATGTCACAGCTTGGCGCTGACGCCCTTGAGAAGCTACTCAAGTTCGTTAATATCTGTAAGTAGTGTGAATACGACCGGGCGCATAATTCGTAAATTACGCGGCTTGTCGCACACGTGGCGCTGGAATTACCACCCACGTGTGCGACAGGAGTCGGTTGCCGAGCATTCATTTTGGGTCGCTATTATTACACATCAATTGTGCATAATGAAACATTTAAGCATCGAAGGTGTAGCAGAGAATGTGGAGTATGCCCTATATCACGACATGGAAGAGGCCGTCACTGGCGACCTTCCAGCGCCGGTTAAACGTGGCAAATCGTGGGATGACGTTGAGCGCGAGGCCAGAAATGAAATTATGGGATGCGATGAGGCCGCCGCGAAGCCGCATAATCAAATCGTTAAGATGGCTGACACCATTGCTGCACTCATATTCGCTGACGAGGAAGTAAAGCTTGGTAATACTTGGTTCGAAATGATACGTGGTGAACTAATCATGACGGCTAAGCAATTTGCCGACAGAGAGCTTAATCAGCTTTTATACGAGCTTGGGTTTACCGTTACTGATATGTCCCACCTGTGATATGCCGAGCTACGAAGCAAACAGTATTATACGCATGCTTAATGATGTTCTTGGTAAGCCACTTACAACGGCGCAACAGCTTCAGTGTGAAGAAATCATCATTAACGTCTACCCAGGAGCGGTGCGCAGATTCATAAGGTCTTGGACCGCCAAACTAAGCAAGAAACAAGGCAAAGTGCTAACGTTCGATCATTTTTACATACCAATAATGAGTGGGATAATAGTTGGTGCTATGAAGAACAAGAAAGAAAACCTATTCAGGTTTGATAATCCAACGAAGAAACTTATTTATGCGGCGATGCATACCTATTTGGGCACAGATTTTACACTAAGGGAATTAGAGGATATCGTATGGTTTACCAAATGCTCAACAAAAGAAGAACTCCAAACTGCAATCAACGTAGCACAGCATCATGGGGTAGTAAATTGTGCTTATGTTCGAGCCATCATCGTCGGAAACCGCAGGAAGGCTGCCGCCCTATTGCGCTCCCAGGACGAAAGATTCAAGAAGCTTACAGACGATCCTCCAAACGTGTTGACGGGGGTGCCAAATGTTAAATCACTCCAAGAGGCCTGGACAAGACGGCTTAAGAACGCCATTGACCGGTCAACCGAAGAAGACGTGGAGCGGAGTGCTGCAAAAAAGCAAATACAGGAGCACCAATGAGATCACACAAAGAATCAAACGACAGATTACACTTACTCGTGTTATGGCTGAATCGGGCATTGCTATCGCTCCTAATGAGACGAGAACAGTTAAAGTTAAGTGTTTCGAACACGAAGAGGATACTCCGTCACTGGTGGTCTCCGCGTCCAAGCAACTTTTTAACTGCTTTGGCGCTGGTTGTAAGGCGGGCGGAGATGTTATTGCGTTTGTTATGCAGTTTCATCGTCTTGGGTTTGCTGACGCTCTTAGTTTTCTCGTTACTTCGTATTCATTGGATGTTACTGATCTGGTTGTCGAAAAGAGCGATGAAGAACGCCGACTGGACAGATACGCGGATATAAATGAACTTGCTGCTGGATTCCTACATAGACAGCTCGCAGATCAACCCGTTGCTGCTCGTATACTTTCTAGTAAAGGGATCACGCCCAAAATTATTGGTCAATTTCAAATTGGTTACTCCAAAAATTTTCCTGGACTCTATACGTTCCTCAGAAGTAAGGGTGTGTCGGACAGCGACATACTCGACCTACAATTTAAAAGGGACGACATCTTTACCAATCGGATTATATATCCATCATTTGACATTTACGGACGAATTACTCATTTTTACGGTCGAGCCATCGCCAAAGCAGCGGCGAAGTACATAGGTATGTCAAGGGGGCATCCATTAATGGATTCAAGCGTCCCATATGGATTACACATCGCTAGATCTCATATATCTGATGATAGTGGCCGATTGATTATCGTTGAGGGCCATAATGACGTGCTGGGCTTGCACTCTCACGGGATCTTAAATTCGGCTGCGTGCATGACGTCCGCCCCGTCTGAGAGGCAGTATGCGCTCCTCCATGGACTTCAGATACGCAATATTATTATATGCCCAGATGGGGATGAGGCTGGATTTAGGACGATAGAGACCATTAATAAAAATAGAATGCTGCACCAACACGTCAAGATCATGACGATACCTGATGGGTCAGATCCAGATGAATTCGTTCGTGACCAGGGACCATCGGCATTTAGGCGATTGATCGATGACGCCGTATACCCAATAGAACTCGTCATTCGTTCCGTGGCCGAGAAATACAACGATTCAGGGCCAACGGCCAAGCTTGACCTATCCACTGACGCCATGAAATATATGGCTAACTTATCCGGGTTTGAGCGTGAGTTTGCACTCAGTGAACTGTCCACGATTACGGGCATCGATCGATCGGTCATTGAGGAAACCGTATCTACAATGGATGAAGGTCCAATGGCCGACGTAGAGCTAGAGAGAAAAGTAATAGGTGAGGCGATAGCAGACAAAGCAAGAGCCGTACATGCGGTGTCTACGCTGTCGCCAGATGACTTTACTGCAGCTAAGCACTCAACCATGTGGCGATCGCTCAAGGACATGGTAAGTGAAGATATAGAGCCGTTCTCGCGTGAAATGTTCATTACTTATTCGATAGATAAAGAACATCTGACTGAAAAGGAGGCAGAACTTGTACCAACCGTTCAGCTTGGGTCGCTACACTCTCTTGATTACGCGATGTCTAAGCTTACTGATCTTACTTTACGCCGTCGGCTGGTTAAGTCTGCTACTCGATTACTCATCGATTCCAAGGCAAAAAAGGCCGACGTTCATGAGGTACTTAATGGGCATATGGTTGGACTCAGTTCGGCGGCTTCAAACAAGCGTGAGGTAACTACTGCTCAACAGCAGATAAAGACAACGATGGACCTCATACACGAACGCATGGGGACTCCGGGTATGCCGGGGGTGGACATAGGGCACCATTGGAAGAAGCTTATGAATTGCACGCTTGGCTTCCAGAAAGGGCATATGCTGGCCGTAGCCGGTATCATGAAGTCCGGTAAGACGACAATAGCCCAAAACTGGAATATACAGCAGCTGCTCAACGCCGGTGAACCAACACTATGGATTAATCTAGAAATGAACGAGTCCGACCTGGTTATGAGGAACCTGTCCATCATGAGTGGCGTGGATAACAACCGTATGAAAGTGGGCAATATTACCAAGGAGGAGAAAGATGCGATCGACAAGGCTGCAATCGTTTATAATGACTTTAAACTACATGTCGCAAATATGGCTGGCGCTAATGTGTTTGATGTCATTAATCATATTCGGAGGTATGTCTATACCGCTGGCGTCCGTCTTGTTTTTATCGATTACCTTCAACTCATTAGAGTGGATCGAATACGTGGAAAATCCGCACTATGGGAAGAGCAAAATGATGTGGTATCTGCTATTCGTGACGCTGTTTCTAAGCTTAACATTACTGGAATTGTCATTTCACAGCTTAACCGTGGGGCCATGGCGGAGGGCTCTGCTAGTGGTCAGCACATCGCTGGTACTATTAAGCTGTTACAAGATAGTGATTGTTACATGGGAATACGCAAGAAGCGTAAGGAGGAACTAGAGTCTGCCCCCCATGCCAACTCCGCCCTACAGATAGAGTTTAATCGGCATGGGCCACAGGGTGTGGAGATTGATCTTCAATTTAAATATGGTTCCATGCAAATAAGAGAGGCCTAATATGGGTGAGAAGAAAAACAAACGTCTTGAGCAACGGTGCGTGGTATGCGACAGTGTAAACGAGGTAGACGAAGTATTTAATAAATGCGAGTCATGTGGGTACACATTTTGTAGCATACATGAGGGTCGTGTTGATCACGACTGCGATGGTACGTTATGAGTGAACGACCGATAGCAGATGCGATCAAAGAGGCAGAGGACAAGATTATGGCGCTCAATAAAGAGAAGCACAGGTTGGAGTCTATTATAGCGGACGAGTCCGCTCATTTACGTGGTTTATACGCCATACGCGACAAGCAGATTGAAGATGAAGTGTCTAAGAGGTTACTATGAAACACGGTGCATTGGCACGTAAGCGATGGAAGAAAGAACTTAAGTCTAGGCATAAAATCAAAAGGAGGAATCAGGCAATTAGCCTGTATGGAATATGGAAATTAGAACCAAAGAAACCGGTACAAAACACGACCAAAGTAAACCAAGGCTTGAACTTATCTCATCAATCGCCACCTTTAAAAAAGCCTGGGTATATACGAGGGGTGCTGAGAAGTATGGCACGGATAATTGGCGCAAAGGTATAGCTTGGAGTAGGATTATAGGCGCGTGCCTTAGGCATATATTTATGTGGCTTATGGGTGAAGATAAAGATACTGAGACCGGACTATCACACCTAGCCCATGCAGCTTGCTGCTTAGACTTCCTACTTGAGTACGAGGACACACATCAAGAGTTTGATGATCGATTTAAGCCATTCCCAATCGGCATACCAAAGTGATTCCATTTGAGCATCTTCATACTCATACGCATTATTCCTTGCTCGATGGGCTGTCCGGTATCCCCACGCTCGTGGAGCGTTCCCTTGAGTTGGGCCAAACTAGCGTTTGCATCACCGATCATGGATCCATCGCCGGTGTGCCGGAACTCTTTCGTACTTGTAAAGATTATGGACTCAAGCCGATTGCCGGAATGGAAGCGTATTTCTGCCAGGATATAACTGATAAGACGAAGGAGTCCAAGACCTATCATTTAACACTCCTGGCCCAAAACCTTGAGGGTTACTACAACCTATGTAAATTAGTGACGGCATCGTATAGGGACGGGTTTTACGGTAAACCAAGGCTCGACATGCCGACGCTACAGAGATACAGCAATGGACTCATCGTCCTAAGCGGATGCTTAAATTCAATAATATCACATGAAATTGTTAATGGAGATCATTCGGCGGCAAACCACTGGCTTGATCTATTCCTGGAAGCATTTGGTTATGAGCACTTTTACTTGGAGTATATGGACCATGGGATAAAGGAGCAAAGAGCGATCAACATGACGTTCGACCGCTGGCGCAGGCACAACCCCTCACTCCGTGGCGTCGTGACCCAAGACTCTCACTATATATTCGAGGAGGATTCAAATGTCCATCAAACTCTACTTTGCATTGGGTCTAGAAGTACCATTAAGTCTCCATCCTTCAAATTCGATGGAGGACCGTATCATTATTGTGGCGTCGAGACAATGGCTGATAGATTTGATAAACGCCTTATTACAGCATCAAGAGACATCACAGAGTCCTGCGACCGCTATGATATCCCAAAGACGGGAGCTATGCCTGTCCTTCCTCCTGCCATGCTGGATGGAAAACCTCCATTCCTGGTTCTTGAGCAAATGGCGGCGGAAGGACTCCGTAAACGAAATCTAAGGAAAGATATATATGCACAACGGCTTAGAAAAGAACTCGAAGTTATCCATAAACTCAAATGGGACACCTATTTTATTATGGTCGCGGATATCTTACGATGGGCGCGAAATCAGGGAATTTTGGTTGGACCCGGTAGAGGTTCCAGCGCTGGGTCCCTGCTTGCATACTGTTTACAAATTACGGATATTGACCCAATCAAGTGGCGGCTGTACTTTGAAAGATTCCTTAATGAAGACAGAATTTCGCCCCCCGACATCGACGTTGATATTGCTGATAGTGGTCGACAGGCTGTACTTCAATACGTTCGTGAAAAGTATGGCGAAGATCGGGTGGCACATATTGGGTCCTTCAGTGCCCTTGGACCCAGGCAATCGATTAGGGATGTGGCAGTTGCGCACGGCCTATCGTTCGAGAAAGTTAATTTAGCACTTAAAGGAGTGAGTCACAATCCGATGCTCAAGTTCGAGGAGATAGCCGCGATGAGCGCGGTAACGCAGAGCTTCTCAAATAAGATCATCGAAGAAGCTCGCGTCATGAACGGCAAATACCGGCACATGTCAACCCATGCGGCTGGCATCGTCATCGCCAACCACAAGCTAGATGACCGGTTGCCGCTCGTCGTGAGGAACGACACCGTGCAGTCCATGTACAACATGGACGAGCTTAGTCATCTAGGTTACACTAAATTTGACATTTTAGGCCTTAAAACATTAGGCGTCATCAGCGCGGTCATTAAGAAGGCGTGTATATCTACATCAAGGCTTAAGGAAATGAGAGCACTTAATGATGAGAAGGTCTATGACCTCATCTGTAGTGGCCGAACTATGGGTGTATTTCAACTTGAAGGCTGGGGGTATGTTAAGATGATTAAACGCTACCGGCCACGGAATTTTGAAGACATAATGATGATCAATGCGTTGTACCGTCCGGGACCAATGCAGGGAGGTGAAGGACTTGAGACTATATTGCGCCGTAGAAATGGAGAAGAATCTATTACATATAAGCATCCCGACCTTGAACCTATACTTCGAGATACTTATGGGCTGCCAGTGTTCCAGGAACAGGTCATGCGCATGTGCGAAGTTCTGGCGGGATTTACGTTGGCACAAGCGGATACGATGCGCTCTGCCATTGGTAAAAAAGATGAGATTAAGCTTGCTGCGCAACGAAGCGCTTTTATCTCAGGGTGTGTTCGCAAATCTCACGATAAAGCGTTTGCCGAAGAGATCTTCGAAGATATAACGTTCTTCAACCGGTACGGATGGAACCGGGCGCATGCTGCCGCATATGGAGCGGTCACCTACTATACTGCGTGGCTCAAGACCCACTACCCCCACCATTACATGGTCGAACTCATCAATGCGGAAGACGACCCGGAGAGGCTAGGAAAATTGCGTAGTGACTGCACGTCCATGGGCATGGACTTTGATCCAGTGAACATCAATAAATCAGACATCTATTATATGGTCGTTGAACCGGAGAAAACATTATTGCCCGGATTCGCCAACGTCAAGGGCGTGGGTATGAAGGCCGCGCAAGCGATCATCGACAACCGCCACCTGGAAGGACATTTCTACTCCAAGCAAGCGGCACGTGACCGTATCGCACGTAAGGTACTCAATAAGACGATGTTCGCGGCATTGGAGACGGCTGGTGCGTTTCGGGACCTGCCGGAGATTGAAGTCAAAGAGGAAGTACCATTCTAATTTATAATCAAGGAGAACTATAAATATGGCGAATAGCGAAGTTATGAAGGCGTACGAAAAGGAACGCATCAGACTCAAGGCGGCGACCGGTAAATTCCTGGCGATCAAGGAACCGAGTCACTGCTTCCACATGCTGATGCAACACGTGTTCGGTATGAGGGCGGAACTCAATTCACTTATCGAATGTCTATCTCGCCCGGACCGGCGAGTAGATGATGATGCCTACTTTAAGGTACTAATTCACCACCTGCAGACACAGATCAGTATGTTATGCGCGGGTATGCCTGGGATAACGATAGATGAGAATGGACGAGTTCACGGCGACTTTCTATCTAAGCCTGGACGAGGGGATTTTCGAGGTTGAATGGTAGTTCATATCCCATGGACCTGAACATTAATAGCTGGTTGTTGGTCGTATTTATCGCGTCTATGACCGAACCCGCGTATGCGTAGTAAAACTGATTCATTAGCCACTCGCCATCACACCCATCCGTAAGCCATTTGGTCCATTCGGCAAAAGAGACTTTAAGTATACTGCTCATTGCGCATATAATCTCTTTGGTAAGACTTGATTGCCACCGTATCCCGTAGACCTTTTGGTCATGAGAATTAATAAGACACCTAAGACTCACATGTCCGGAGTGTGTGGTCTTCTTGATTATGGGCAGGGCTTTTTTAATGGTTGCCTGGAATATTCGTGGCTCTCTTATCTGGTATGGCCACATCAGCTGGATGGACGTTTCATTGCCCATATATGCTATAACTGGTCCAACACGTGCACCCATGGAAAACCATGTCATTACATTAATCTGAAGCCCATCAAGAGGTAGTACGCCCGGCGTCCTAATACCGGCAGCTTGCATAATCTCTAATCCAAATGCCTTATCTCTCTCAATCTGCTCTATAAATTCCATTATTGTGGTCCAAGCTTAATTTGTTCCAGTAGTCTATTGGCCTGTTTAATCTGTCTCTCAATCTGCTGTTTAGCTTTATTCGCCTCACGCTTAGACTTTCTAAGACGCCTAAAATCCGTCTCCGTGATGGGCAGTCCAAGTATATTGGCCATGCGAAGTTCGGGCTTTATCGGCACGCCTTTACCCCTAAAAGCACGTGCGGCGTTACTACCTATGCCCTCACCGGTAAATGTTCTAAATGGGAATGCCAGGGCCTCGGCTATCTGTACCTGTGGAAATTGCCTAAGTATATGGGATATAAGCGGTGGCGGGGTGGGGTGCTCAACGCGTTCAACCCCTTCTCCATGCTTGCGAAATACGACACCTGGGGAAACCTCCTTCTCTCGTGGACTTGTAAATGGTGCGCCAAATGGGAATCTCCTACCGGTCATACGCTCAAATATCAGTTGAATCTGTGGTGCCAATCCCGGCCACTCCTTTGCCGTAGATAGTGGATTTATGGATCTAGTATTCAGCATTTGCATCATTTGATCTTCGGGTAGAATCCCAAGTATCACATTACCGGCCATCCAGGTAGGGATCTCTTTTACGTCTAGTCCGTTGGCCTTCCACTCGCTGGCCGATATCTCCTGTCCAGCGTTTGCCATGAGCTTTATCGCTTGCGCCATAGGTGGGTCCTTAACAGGCATGGACCAAAACGTAGTCATCATGAATTTCCACCACGACCAAAAGGGAACTATACGCCTTACCACGCTCCTCTCAAATGCAGACATCTTGGTGTAATCATTAAGTATGCGATTGACCTCACCGACTGCTGACATGCGGAACGCATCGTCTTTAAGCATCTGACCGGCAACCTTAGCTACGTTGGACTCCGCAAAATCGCCACGCTGAAGAAACTTATTTAGCCCCTGCTTCATGTTGAATATGCCGGTGGCCGTGTCTTTGGTTATTTTTTCAGTTGCGGCCTTAGTCACTTTATCTATGAACGTGGCTGATCTAAACGCGTCTTCTACTTTTGCATTTATCTCAAATATGGACTCACCGAATTTGATCACGCCCTTTATCGGCTGGGTCTCCTTGACCGCAGCAACCGCTTTCTCAGTAATTCCCGCTTGCGGTATGGTAACCCTTCCCATCTGTGGAAATTCAGTTCTCCTGAATCCACCGGCTAGGACTTCGGGCGGTATGAGTTCCCTAAATGGCCGCTTACCGGCCTTTATGAAGGATTCTGGAGACACTCGCCCCATACCGGTTAACAAAATATTACCTATAGTGTTATTAATCACCCACCTGGGGGCCATAGCCAGGACCGAAAACTTGAACGCTTGAAGGGGTTTATCCCAAAGAAGCTTGACCGGCTCCGGCACTTTGGGCAACGGTAACAGCATTTCAGTGAGCCTATCTGCCACGTCCGCTGGGACTTGATATAGCTTATGTCTGCGCACACCTACAAACGCTCTGTTATCCGGAGCCATGTCTGGAAGTACCTTTTGAACTGCTGAAATAAATGCCTGGTCTATGTCCTGCCCCGTACCCACGCCCCTAATGAACGCCTCTTGCAGTGGCATGGACCCCTTATAAAACCCTATATATCCATCAGGGGCAAATACCTTATATCCTTCTTTAAGGTCACTGGCCTTATCGAGCGGCACAGCAAACTTGTCCTT